TTTAAATGAGTAAGCATCAAATCATTAATGGTAGTCGTTCCAATCCTGATAGGCTCACAGCCATAAAAAAAGGAGGGGGGGCATCCATTGTCTTTGGTACCATACCCACCCAGTACCATTGGGACTCCTAGATAGAATATGAAAAAACTTTCTCATATCAAAAATAAGAAAATCATTGTTGATTACCTCTCTAAAAAAAATAATATAAACACAACTTTTTATCCTGGCCCCTGGTACCATTCTATGAAAAACACAAAGTTTGTACAGTCTGCCTTTATTTTTGATAAGAATACGCTATAACTATGTTTAAGCCCTGTCCATTAATTGATGATAAGATATGTCCTTTTGCTAGTGCTAGTAATTATAAACCAAAGGATAAAACTTTTAGGGGGGGCAAGGAATTATTCTGTGGAATAGCTAAGGGAATGGATAACAGAATCAAACATATGTATAAATGTTGGAAGCTTATGAATAATAATGAGCGAAAGAAACATAGTGAAAGAAGTAATTGGATGCTATATAAATGATAGTACATTGGGAGCCACATCCTAGACAGGCTTTTGCCTTAGCTAGACAGGAATTTGAAATAGCTTTTGGAGGTTCTAGGGGTGGTGGAAAATCTTCCTGTCTTATGGCATGGATGGTAGACCCTGAATATTTGAATAACCCCCAGTTTAGAGGGTTGATTATTCGTAGAAATTATGATGATTTAAGGGACTATATTGATAGAGCGACCCAAATGTATAAACACTTAGATGTTGAGGTAGTAGGTAATCCTGCTGAATTTAGGTTCCCTACTGGTGCTATTATTAGAACTGGTCACTTAATGGATAAACAGGCATATCAGAAGTATCAGGGTCATGAATATCAGAAAATGGGTATAGAAGAGGCCACTTTGATTCATGATGAGGAGGATTATTTAAAGTTAATATCTAGTTGTAGAAGTACTATAGGATTAACACCTCAAGTATTTTTAACTTGTAATCCTGGGGGGCCTGGACATTCTTGGTTCAAAGCAAGATTTGTTGATAACCCTAGGGAAAAAACCTATTATGACCCTGTAACAAGCAGGACTAGAATTTTTATACCTAGTAAAATACATGATAATCCAACTTTGATGCGAGAAGACCCTGGTTATATGGAAATGTTAAAGGGTTTACCTGATGAATTAAGAAGGGCTTGGTTAGATGGTGATTGGGATGTGTATTATGGTCAATATTTTTCACAATGGCGATATGACGTACATGTTTGCGAACCGTTTCCTATACCATCTAATTGGTATTTATACCGTGGTATTGATTATGGTTACAAAGCCCCTTTTGCAGTTAGTTGGGTAGCAGTTGACCCTCAAAAAAATATTTATATATATAGGGAATATTATGTTTCTGAAATGGAATTATCAGGTCATATTGAAGCTGTGAATGCTTTAAGTAAGGGTGAGGAATATAAAACAACTATGGGTGACCCTAGTATGTGGATACGAAATCCCCAAGCAACTAATCGGTCTGATGCAGTAGCAGGAAGTCATATGGCTATAGCTGATATTCTCAGAAAAGGGGGAATAAATGTGATAAAAGCCAACAATGATAGGTTATCAGGTTGGAACCTTCTGCGAGAGTATTTAAAATGGGACGATGAAACCCCTCCAAAACTTCATGTATTTAAAACTTGTACAAAGTTTATTGAAACAATTCCAATGTTGGTACATGATTTGCGCAGGGCCGAAGATTTGGATACGAAAGGGCCTGACCATCTTGCAGATGCGACTCGTTATGCCCTTATGCATATTGGAAACCCAAAGAAAGAAGAGGCTAAACCTTGGGTCGTAAAGCTAATGGCCAAGTTAAAAAGTCAAAAAGCAGAGATTCCAGGTCTGAGGTCTTAGTGGAAAGGTTAGATGTCAAAACAGGCTTATGGAAAAAAGTGAAAATTAATAATCCTGAACAATATTTAGATGATGACCCTGCTGTGCAGGAGGCCATGATTGATATTGTAGCTTCGATGACAGATATAATTATTCAAGAAAAAAATATAAATACACTAAACTAATGGAACAATACAAAGCAGTTGGAAAAGAATTAGAACTTATTAAGAGGGTACATGCAATGGTTTCTATGGCTAAAAGGGCTAGGAAATCAACAACTGAAGCATGGAGAGAATCTGAAAAGTTATATATGGGTGAACATTGGTCAGGGATGAATATGCCTGAGTTTAAGAATCAACTTACGCTTGATATGATAGCCAATGTGATAGATACACAAATCCCTATAATGTCCTCTAAACCTCCTAAAATTGATGTGATAAGTATTGGTTCAGATGATGAATCAAAATACGTTGCAGAGGTACTACAGGCTCAATTAGATGACTTGTGGTATATGAGAGATATGTCAACATTAGTCCCTGAATGGCTAACCGATTATTTAGTCTATGGAACTGGTATTGTAAAGCTAAATTGGAATATGTTTGATGATTTACCTGATTGCGACATTGTAGACCCTTTTTCTTTCTATGTAAATCCTAGTGCTACAAAATTAGAAAATGCACAATATATTATTCATAGTACGCCAAGGCCATTATACGAGATTAAAAAATTATTTCCTGATAAGGGAAAATTTGTTAATCCAATGGGGAAGCTTAGTGAATATGAAGCATTAAAAATTACTGACGTAATGCAAGGCGATAGGGCATTGACACAGGTAACTGACACCAAAGGGCAAGAAACTAATTATTACGAAGGTGAGTCTGAGGCTATGGAGAATTTAGAAGACCGTGCTTTACTCATAGAGGTATGGATGCGAGATGGAAGCATCGATTACATAAACGAAGAAAATAATGACAGTAATCAGGTTGGCAAACTAAGATACCCTGGAGGAATACGGAAAGTTTGCATGGCAAACGATGTCATACTATACGATGGGCCATCACGGTATCAGTTTCTTGATAAAATGAATCGATGCCCTTACCCTTTCCCTTTTGTAGTGATGAAAAACGGTGGTAGTTCTCATTCATTTTGGGGAAAACCTGAACCGAAAAGATTAAAGTCTATTAATTTAGCATTAGATAGGATTGCAAGTCAGGTTATGGACTCAATACATCTTATGAGTAATCCATTATGGGTGGTAGATGAAACAGCAGATGTGCAAGACCAAATTAATAATAAACCAGGTAGTATTATTCGCAAAAGAGGCCCTGGTGCTGTCAATATGATGCAACCTGCAAGTATGCCTGGATATGTATTTAATTTTTATCAATTATTAATTGATATGTTTGATACTGTCTCAGGAGTTAATAAAGCCACAATGGGTAAACAGGAACCTAATGTGACGAGTGGTGTACAGGCACAGGTCTATAGAAATGCCTCAACTAGTAAGATAGATTTTAAAGCAAGGCAATTAGATGCTTCTATGCAGATATTAGGTTCTATGTGGATAGCGATGATAAAGAACTTAGGTACTGAAATGCATCGTATGGAGATGAAAGAAGGGCAAGATACAGCAGATATTACTTATATAGGTCAGGAATTTATGGATACTGATACGATGGTAAGGGCTAGAGTAGGTTCAATGATGCCTGATAACCATGCTTATGTAGAAGAAAAATTATTATCTTTAGCTCAAATGGGACTTATTACAGACCCTGAATATATTTTAGAACATATGCAACTTCCTGGTATAGAAAGATTGATAAATAATATGAGGAAAGCAAAGCAAGGTGTTGATCCTCAACAATTTGCAGGGATGAGTGAAGATGAGATTTTCCAACAATTAAAACAAAACCCACAAATTGCTCAACAAATACAACAAAAACCA